AAAAAAACGGAGCTCCTGGCAAAAATCGCCGAGGGGTCGGAGAGCGGGTATGACCTTTTTGTTTTGGCCAAGGCAAAGCAGCAGGCGCAGCAGGCTGTCCTCGAGAATCCGACGACGCAGACTCTGGCGACGCTGGACAGGGCGTCAAAAGCCCTCGAGCACGCCGTCGCTATGCAAAAAGTTCTCAAGGGGGTTCCTGAAGTTCTGGCCTACCTTGAGCAAAACGGGCGCGTTGCGAAGAAGACAAAACTTTATACCGATATAAAAAAGGGGCTGCTCAAAAAAACTGGCGAATCCTTCGCTGTTCACGACGTTGACCTGTATATGATGTCGCTGCCAATGGCGACGACACCTAAAGAGGCCTTTGACGCTGCGGCCGAGCGCCAGCGCCGGAAAGAAGAGGCCGACATCAGGAAGGCGGAAGCGCAGGCAGCGAGCGAAGAGTTCAACCTGGCTATCAAGCAGGGGGAGTATGTCCCCAGGAGTGAAGTGGATGTGGCACTTGCCGCAAGGGCTATGACACTGTCTTCCGGTCTCCGGTCTGCCTTTGAGTCAAAGGCTCTTGATTATATTGAGCTCGTCCATGGGGACCCCAAAACCGCGGCGAGTCTGATTGACGCTCTGGCCGGTACTCTCGATCAGGCCCTGAACGAATTCTCGACCGGGGTTGAGCGCTCTGTGGACTTCATGAAGGGGGGAACGGGTGAATCTTCCGGCATGGATGCCTAAGGAGACGGCCGAAGCCGTCAGAGTATATGTGCAGGCGCACCCTGAGCCGTACACTTTTTCTTTCAATCGGGGCGAAAGAAAGGTGTTCCACAAACGCCAGCCTGTCGCCGTCTCGCTATGGGCAGAGAAGCACCGCGTCCTCATCATGTCGTCGGTCCCCGGCCGGTGGAAGAATGTCTTCACTCCCTACCTTCGGGGGATCATGGATACGATGGGTACTAAGGGCGTTGAGACGGTCATCATATGTAAGTCCCCACAGGCTGGTGGATCAGAGGCTAGCCATAATTTCGTTGGGTATTGTATCGACAGGGCCCCCGGGCCGGTCATGTACGTCTTCCCGGATGAGCTGACCGCCAGAGAAAATGCGCATGACCGCATTATCCCGATGATTAAGTCCTCTCCGAGATTGCGGGAGTATCTGTCGGACCTCGACGACGACACGTCGAGTATCCGTATAACGCTGGTCCACATGCCGATCTATCTGGCGTGGTCCGGATCCGTCTCCCGTCTCGGCAATAAACCTGTCAGGACGCTCATCCTCGATGAGCTCGATAAATACCAGAACGGAAAAAGGGAAGCGTCTGCTGAGAGCCTCGCGGAGAAGCGCACCACCACGTGGCGCAGCCAGCGCAAGATAATAAAGATATCGACGCCAACGACGGAGAACGGCCCCATCTGGACGGCCTTCACCAAAGAAGCAAACTGCCGGATGTATTACTGGGTGAAGTGCCCCCATTGTGGCTTTATGCAGGTCATGGTGCCGGATAACCTCACGTGGCCACGCAAAGGGGAAGGGGACGAGCCTGACGCCGAGGCGGTCATGAAAGATAAGTCGGCGGGCTATGCCTGCTCCTCCTGCGGCGCCGTATGGAGCGACGCAGACAGAGACCTCGCTGTGAGAGCCGGAGAATGGCGGGAAGAGGAGACTGGGGAGAAGCTCAGGGACTATGTCCGTGTCCACCGCCCCGTGAAGGTCGGTTTCCACATCACGGCCCTGATGAGCTACTTCGTCTCCCTGTCCGAGACAGCCAGAGCGGCCATCAAGGCGAAGTCCGGAGACCTTGCGGCACTCAAAGACTACAACACCCAGTACCTGGCTATCCCGTGGAAGGAACCTAAAAAGGACAGACGGTCCCGCCGTAAGGTGCTCCGGCTCTGCGATGACAGACCGAGGGGGCTTGTGCCGTCTCCCCTGCCGGAAACGCCAGACACGCCCCGCATCTCGTGCCTGCTGGCGGGGATTGACACCCAGAAAGACGACTTCCGTTACGTAGTGCGCGCTTTTGGCTACGGGCCGGACGAGGAGAGTTGGCTCATCGAGTGCGGTGCGCTGAAGACTTTTGAAGAGATAGAAGAGAAAATTCTGGCAAGAACTTTCGTTGACGCTAAGGGTACGTCGTACCACGTGCAGGCGGTCATGATGGACGCCATGGGCAGCAGGACGGCAGAAGTATACCGCTTCGCGCACGCCCACCGGGGGCAGGTGTACCCCTGGCAGGGCAAGCGGAGCATGTCTACGCCATGGGCTCCGACCAACCTCGAGTTCTACCCGGGGCTCAAGGGCCAGCAGGTCAGAATTACCGGTGGCCTCATCCTCTACAGATGCGACACCACATTTTTCAAGTCCGCTTTGGCCCACAAGCTGGAGCTGACGACAGTTGACCCTGGCGCATTCCATCTGCACGAGAATACGGGCAACATCCTGAAGCAGTACGCTGAAGAGATGAGCGCTGAAGAGTGGGACTATGAAAAGAACGCATGGGTAACCGTGTCTGACCATGCCGACAACCACTTCTGGGACTGCGAGACCATGATCCAGGCGCTGGCGTATATCCGCGGGGCCAGAAACATCCCTCTCCCCGGTACGCAGCCGGCGCAGGTGCAGAGGCCGCGTCCCGTGCAGAGGCCCATGCGCAGACATGTGGGGAGGTACTGATGGGGCTCTATGATCTGAGCGACAGGCTCAACTGGGTGCAGGCCTGCCGGTTTCTTAATTGCTCGAAATCCGCGTTTTTCCGTGATGTGAAGCGCGGACTCATACCGTCGTATGGTGTCGGGACGAGGAATCGTTTTTATCTGAAGAGCGATTTGCGCAGATATCTCGAGAAAAAAACACACGAGTTGTAATTTTTATTCCCAGTATTCCCGCCTCGGCTTGTTCTCATTTAAATTGGTATGTAGATTTAAGCCATGATTTATACAAAGGCCGAGCTGGAAACCGCAATCGCGGAATGGAAGACCGCGCTCTCGCTGTGCGCGACGGGAAAATCGTACCAGATCGACGGCAGGACGCTGACGAGATATGACCTGCCGGCCATCAGGGCGCATCTTACATGGCTCCAGTCTCAGCTGGACGCTGTCACCGGGCGCAGGATTACCTGTGTCCGGCCCATGATCAGGAGATAGGCATGCGCCCCATCGTTTTCCCCTCGAGAACAGCCAGACCATCGCATGATGCCGGCGCAAGGCGCGGCCCCTTCGCCGAATGGTACGGGCCTCAGCTCTCTTCGGAGTGGAGCGCCGCCCGTGAGCGCGTCCTTATGCAGCGCAGGTCGGCGGATCTTGCGGCCAACGACTGGATCGCCGTTTCCGCGGTCAACGCCATCGTACAGAACGCCGTAGGAACGGGTCTGAAGCCCTCTTCCTGTATCCCGGCCGACCGCCTTGGCGTGTCTTCGGAAGAAGCTGCCGCCCTGGGCGAGAATATGGAGTGGATATGGGACAGGTGGTCGCGCCATGCTGACGTGACCGGCCAGCGCACCTTCGAGGAACTCCAGACCGCCGCGCTGCGTTCTATCCTTGTCATGGGTGAGGCTCTCCATCTTCCGGTCATGACAGACAATGAAGGCATATCACTGGCTATCCAGCCCATTGCCCCCGGGCGGCTGCGTACACCCGCTCTTTTTGCTTCGGATCCTGCCGTTCGTGACGGTATCCGTTTCGACGAGATTGGCAGACCCCAGATGTACTACATCGCCTGTCCTGACATGGATCCTCAGGCGATGCTCCTCGACAGCGACACGTCCTGCCGGTTCCTCGCCCTTCCGGCGAATATCCTTCATCGCGCAGGAGTTTTTCACCTTTTCCGCCGTGAGATGGATGAGCAGGTCCGCGGACTTCCCATCTTTGCCCCGTCGGCGTCGCTCTTCAGGCTTCTCGATGACAGCCTGCACTACGAGCTGCTCGCCCAGGCAATGGCGTCGAAATTTCCGATTTTTATCACCAGAGAGGACCGGAGCCCCGAGGCCATGGCGGCTGAAGGCGTGTACCAGGGGCAGGAGAAGGAAGAAGAACCGGTGTACTACACGGACACTGACGGGCCGCAGTTCATGTACGGGAATGCCGGAGAAAAGCCGGAAGTCCTCAAAAACGAGCGCCCATCTCCGAACTTTCTGGCCTTCACCAAGACCATTCTCAATGGCGTGGCGTCGTCCTGCGGTATCCCGTATATCGCCCTGACGAATGATTTTTCCGAGGTGAATTACTCCTCTGCCCGCGCGGCCATGAACGAGGCCTGGCGCACCTACAAGTGGTGGCGTCAGTTCATCGCCGAGAGCTACTGTCAGCCCATATGGGCGATGGTAATGGAGGAAGCCTGGCTGACGGGAGAGCTGCAACTGCCTTCCGGCATGGACTTCTACTCGAACAGCTATCTGCTCTGCTCCTGCACATGGACAGGGCCGGCTCGCGGCTATGTCGATCCAGTAAAGGAAGTCCAGGCTAACATTCTGGCCATCAACAGCCATCTGATGACCAGACGTGAGGCTATGGCGGCCGCTGGCAGGGATTATGACGACGAGCTTCCCGTTATGAAGAGGGAAGGGCAGGACTTTAAAAATGACACACAAAAGTAGAAACGCCCCAGCTATGACCAGCTTCTACTGGTGCCTTGACGAGAGATGTGCCGGTGACGTCATCGACCGCCTCATGAAGGGCGCGGATATTCAGCCGGATACCGGAGTGCGGGCGTCGGCCAACGCGGGAAATCCTGCTCATGCCGGACTCCCCGTTACCATGTCCGGGAATGTGGCCGTGGTAAGCATTGACGGGCCGCTGACGCGCTCCACAGTGTACTCCTGGTGGAGTGGCGAGGCCCTGTCTACAGGGTACGACGCGCTGATGCAGACACTGCAGACCCTCATGGACGCCCCTGACGTGAGAGGCATCGTCCTGGACATAAACTCTCCCGGCGGTTCCGTTGCCGGCGTCCAGGAATGCGCTGATTTTATCGCGAAGTGTGCAGAACGTAAGCCGATGGCCGCCGTGACGAACAGCCTCTGCGCCTCTGCCGCTTACTGGCTCGCGTCGGCGACTGGCCGCGTCTACGCTACGGAGACCGCGGAAGTCGGCTCCATTGGCGTGGTGATGCAGCTCGTAGACGCCCGCAGGGCCGCAGAGAAGGCAGGCTACACCATCACCGTCATGCGCGCCGGCAGGTTCAAGGCCGCCGGGAGTGCCTATGAGGAGCTCTCCGACGAGGCGAAAGCCTACTTCCAGAGCCAGCTTGACGCTCTTCACGAAATTTTCCGCTCTGCCGTAGCCTCGCACATGGATGTGCAGGGCGACGCCTCCGAGTGGGGCGACGCGCAGATTTTCCTCGGCAGAGATGCCGCAAATCATGGCCTTGTGACTGCCGTAGTGGGCAGCCGGGACGAGGCCGTACGTCTTACAGAGGAGGACACCATGGCAGAAATCACCATGGAAAGACTCATGGCGGAGGCGCCGGCTCTCGCCGACCAGCTTCGCGCCGAAGGGGCCGCCAAGGCTCCCTCGTTCACTGATTTTATGGCTGTGGCCGCTCCGTTCATCGGAGAGGCCGGGAAGAAGGCCCTCGAAGACTTCTACGGTAAGTGCACCGCCGCCGGGATGACCATGGAGCAGATGGCCGCCATGGCCCCGATGGCCGCTCCTCAGAACAAAGAGGCAGGCGAAGACCTCAAGGCCGAAATTCTCGCTGAGCTGAAGAGGGCCACTCCGGCCGCGTCGTTTACTTCCGCTCCAGCGCCTGCGCCAGCCCAGAAAACCGCGCGGGATTACCTCATGGAAGCCGCCGAGAAGCTCGGCAAGGAGTAGCCCATGGCCGCTAAGTATACCGCCACATCCGAGACGCTCGGCGTCTCTGCGTCCGACATTGTTGTCTTCGAACTAAACCCGAATCTGACACGTAAGGAAGTGGCCGTCTCTGGCGCAACCGCCGCCGGCGCCATCGTCACCGTGAAGGCCGCCTCTGACGGTGCCTCCGCTCTCTATGGCGTGGCCATCACGTCTACGGCCGGTGCCGGGACAGTAACCGCCGTTGTCCGCGGCGCGGTTGTCCAGAAGGCTGCCGTGACCGGCCTGACCGACGCCATCGAAGCCGCCCTTGAAGTGCAGGGCGTCCAGCTCGCCTAAAGGAGATAAAACTATGGCATCTCTCACACTTGACGGCTTCTCCTGCGAGGACCTGACCGCCGCTGTCAACAAGCTCCCCTCCATGCCCACGCTTCTGGGCCAGTTCTTCGAGAGCCAGTCCACCAGCACCACCACCGTGGCCGTGGACGTCGAGAACGCCCACCTGAAGCTCATCCCCGACACCAGGCGCGGCACTGCCGGCACGCTCCCCACCCAGAACACGAGATCGGTACGGCACATCCCGACCCTGCATCTGCAGCAGATCGACTCCATCACGCCTGAGGACGTGCAGAACGTCCGCGCCTTCGGCTCCACCGAGCCTGAGACTGTCGCTGCCCGCATTACGAGAAAACAGCTCGCCATGCGCCGCAACATCGAGGCTACTCTGGAGTATCACCGCCTCGGCGCCATCAAAGGCAAGATCCTCGATGCTGACGGTTCCACGGAGCTGCTCGACATCTTCGACACGTTCGGCGTCCAGGCTCCGTCTGACATCAGCATCACTTTCCCGACGTCCACGTCCTCCAAGAGCAACCCCGTGCTCTCCGGCATCATGAAAGCCGCCGACGTCGTGGATACCGCTATGGGCGGTTCTCCCTATACCGGCATCCATGCCATCTGCGGCGCCACCTTCTGGGATATGCTCATCGGGAATCCCTACACCAGCGAAGCCTACATCAACTTTACTGCCCGCCAGGACGCACTCGGCGGGAACACGTTCCTCGCCGGCTTCACCTATGGCGGCGTGACTTTCCACCGCTACAGCCAGACCATTGCCGGCCAGACCACCGTGGCCGCTTCCGAATGCCACGTCTTCCCGGTCGGCCCCGGTATCTTCTCGACTGTATACGCGCCGGCTGACTACATGGAGACCGTCAATACGGACGGGGTTCCCTTCTATTCCAAGATTGAAGAGCGTCCCTTCGGCAAGGGCTATGACCTTGAGGTGCAGAGCAATCCCATCTGCATCTGCACCTTCCCCGAGTCCCTTGTGAAGCTCATCGCGGCCTAGCGGGTGAGCTGTCTTCGGGGCCGTCAGGCTTTCTCCCCGGACGGCTCCGGGGACCAGGAGGACAGGATGACCGTTCTCAGGTGGCTGGCTGCAGGCTCAGCAGGCCTGGCGATTTTGGTGGTGGGGATGCTCATCAGGCAGAATCAGTCTCTGAGTGAGCAGAATCAGAGCCTGAGACTCCAGGTGGAACAGCTCACCATCCAGCAGCACGCTTCGGACACTGCCATGGAAGCCGCTTCCCACAAAAAACAGGAAGCGGAAAGGGCACAGGAACAAAAAGAGGAACGCATCGATGAAGCCAGCCGGGATAACCCAGATTTTTATGATCAGCTTTTGCCTGAGTCTGTGCTGCGCCTGCTCCGCCAGGACACCCCAGCCGGCGGTGCGGTTCAGTCCTCCGGCAGCCCTGCTCGAGGACACTGAGGTGCCTTCCCGGGATGGCGCAGCTACGGTGGGTGACCTGGTCAGGCTTCTGGTCAGGGACGAAGCGGCCATCAGACAGTGCAACGCCGACAAGCTCGGGCTTCGCAAGTACACCGCCCGTGTCACCGGAGGCTCGGATGAATGATCCTCTGTGGGGCGCGGCATTCCGCGATGCTGTATGGCATTTTATCGATGTACTGCCGGGTGGAGCCGCGTTCGCTTCTGGCGTCTCGGCTATCTGCCTTTTTGCCGGCATCGACATCGGCCTGCTCTGGATTTGCTTCGCCACGCTGACACTCGACATCGTGACGCGGATTATCTGCATCCATATCTCCGGCCGGCCCATGTGCCGGAAGCTCCAGCAGAGCCTTCCCCGCTACATCTTCTATCTCATTTTTGTTTCTCTGGGATGCACTGCGCAGTATACGGCGGACCATGCCCTGCCGATCCATGTTCCCTTCGGCGACCTGACTCTCTCGTTCCTCATCTTCGCCGACCTGAGCTCCATCGTAGGGCATCTCGTGTACATGGGCGTCCCGGTACCCAGGATCGTGCGGAAGATGGTCGTCGGCGGCCGCCGCAGGATCGAGAAGACCGTCTCTGATGCCGTCGATACGGGGAAACACGATGAGCATTAGCTTCAAAGATGCGCTGGCCCACGACGCCGAGGTTGTGTTCCTCAATCCCGACGAGTTCGGGGAAGAAGTGGACATCGACGGCCTCACCGTGACGGCTGTGAGGGGAGATACTTTTTCTTTTGCCGCAAGGAGTGCCACATCGGGTTCCACATCGGCAGGGTTCACCGGTGGCGCCATGCAGCCGGAACTGCCTGTGTGCGACCTCGTTCTGCATGTCCGTACGGCCGACATCCCGGAGAACATCGTCTCCGGCGGAGTCGTGACCGTAGACGGCACCCAGTATTTTGTCTCAGAGCGCCATGACGGCCTGGGCGGGATGACCCGTCTTGACCTGGCGAGGAGCGGCTTCTGATGGGACTCAGCGTCAAAATTTACGCCGGCGGCATCGAGCTGGATGCGGCCCTCAAAAGCCTCTTCCGGGCTGCCCCCGACGAGGCGATGAAGACCCTGCGCATGGCCGCTACCGACTCCGGCCGCCGCATAGGCAATAAAGGCCGGTCCATTGCCGGCAAGCGCTATGCCTACGCGGACAGGAGGAGGGCGAAGCAGCTCAGGTACGACCTCGACTTCGTGAAGGCGGGCGGCGAGTTCGCTGCAGTGGCGAAGTTCTCAGGCCGTCCCGGCGTGCCGCTCTCCGCTTTTATCACCTCTCCCAGAAAGGCTCCTATGGTCTGGACCGGCGTCCCGAACGCCAGAAGACGCCCGAAAGGCGGCGTGCGCATCCGCATCCTGAAGGGAGGCCCCATCCGGCAGAGATACCGGTCCGGCGGCGCTTCCGTCTTCTGGGCCCGTGCCGGATCCGGAGCCATCCTCGCCCACCGGAATAAGCAGGGGCATCTCTCCGGTACCGGGCTGCAGGGACCGTCGCCCATACAGGCAATCCAGAAGACGGAAAATTCCAGGTATCTGGAGCAGTACGGCTATGAGACCATGGCCAAGCGTCTGGCGCACCAGATCGACCGGATGATCAGCCGGATTATGGGAGGAAAATGATGACGGAAAACCATCTTCTGCGCTCGCTCCGCCTCTGGCTGGCCGGAGAAGTGAAGGGCTTCCGGCTTCCGGATACGTCCGGAGAGGAGAAGCCCGTCCAGATCATCAACGGCTGGCTCCCGCCGAAAAAGGGAACAGCCGGCGAAGACTGGCCCTTCATAGTCGTGCGGCCGGTTTCCGGATCCTGCGACGACGGCCGCAATTCCGTGACGGTGCAGCTTGCCTGCGGCGTCCTCACCGACGGTACTCAGGACGAGCACGAGAGGCTTATCAACCTTGTCCGGCATACCCTTAACGCCCTTGCCGGGCTTCCCGATGCCATGCTGGAACACCGCTACCAGCTGGAGTCTCCCATCACCTGGGAGATGTCAGACGAGCAGCCGTATCCGGCGTGGCTCGCCGTAATCACTACTGTCTGGGACTTCGCCGGCATCACGGCGCCCCATGAGCTGGAGGCAAAGACCTTTGGATACTTCGACTGAATCTCTCATCTACATCGGGCCAACGCTCACGGCACGCGGCCTGACGCAGTTTACGGTCTACCGCGGGAGCCTCCCGGATTACGTGTCCGGCCTCATGCGGGAGCATCCGTGCCTGCGGGCTCTTGTCGTCCCGGTAGGCAGACTGGTGCAGGCCCGCCGCGGCCTCACGCAGAAAGGCTCTCTGCAGCACATGATGTACGAGAGAGCCCTGGCAGAACTTCGCAACAACCCCAAGGAGGCATAAGATGCCTTACAAGCATGGAATTTACATTCAGGAGCAGGCTACGAGCATCCTGCCTCCCGTGACCGTTGACGCCGGCATCCCCATGATCGTGGGCACGGCCCCTGTAGGCATGGTTGACGAGACTAACGTCAACAAGCCCGTCCTCTGCCACACCTACGCCGAGGCGGTCGCCGCGTTCGGCTTCATCCCTGCCGAGACTGACGGAAGCGTCAAACGATTCAAGTACAGCATCTGCGAGGCCATATATACGACCTTCGCCCTGTATGGCGTGGCCCCCATCGTCATCGTGAACGTGCTCGATCCCGCTAAGCACCGTAAGGACGCCACAGCTACCACGGTCACCATCGACGCCACCACGGGTTCTGCCGTCATCAGCGAGCCCGGAATCATTGAATCGACCGTGAGGCTCTCGAAGACTGATGGCGACAGCACTGTCATGTACACTGCCGGCACCGAGTATGAACTGGCGTACGACGATGACGGCAGCCTGGTGATTTCGAGCCTCACTGGAAGCGACGGGGCCTTCCTGCTGCCGACTGGCAGCGAGCTCACCTTCTCCGCTGCCGTGACTGACCCCAGCGCCGTGACGTCTGAAGACGTAATCGGCGGCGTCAACGCATCTGGTGAGAAGAGCGGCTGGGAGCTCATCGATGACGTCTTCCCGCAGTTCCGGATCGTCCCTGGCACGCTGATCGCTCCCGGCTACTCCGGCAACTCCGCGGTCGCTGCCGTGATGGCAGCGAAGGCCGCGTCCATCAACGGCCTGTTTAAGGCTGTCAGCATCGTGGACGTTCCCACTAACGAGGCTAGGCAGTACTCGGCTGTTCCTTCCTGGAAAAACCAAGACAACATCGTCTCTACGCACCAGATGGCGTGCTGGCCCTGTCTGTCTCTGGACGGCACGGTCTACAGCTTCTCGTCTCATCTCGCTCCGCTGATGGCCCGAACCGACAGCCGGAACAATGACGTGCCGTATGTGTCCCCCTCCAACCAGAACCTGCAGTGTGATGCTACCGTCCTGAGTGACGGGACGGAAGTCTGGATGAACAATACGACGAGCTCTTACCTGAACGGGCAGGGCGTCGTGACCGCCCAGAACTTCATTGGCGGCTGGGTTGCGTGGGGCAACCGCACCGCCTGCTATCCGTCCAATACGGACACGAAGGATGCCTTTATTCCGATCCGCAGGATGTTCAACTGGATTGGGAACACGATTGTGGAGACCTACTGGTCCTCGGTCGATTTTCCCATCAACCGGCGCGGCATAGAGCGCATTGTGGACAGCGTCAATATCTGGCTGAACGGGCTTGCTGCCCGCCAGTATATCCTGGGCGGCCGTGTCGAGTTCCTCGAGGACGAGAACCCTACCACATCGCTCCTGGACGGCATCATCACCTTCCACCTTTATGTGACGCCTCCCGCTCCGGCGAGAGAAATCAACTTCGTCCTCGAGTACGACGTCAACTACCTTTCCACGCTTTTCGAGTAGTAGGAGAATAAGCAATGGCTAAGTCCGTAAATACTATATCTGAGAAGCTGACGGCCTTCCGTGTTTACAGCGACTCGAACGACTACCTCGGCATCGCTACCGTGGACCTGCCCGAAATTACAGCCATGAGCGACACTGTCTCCGGCGCGGGCATTGCCGGCGAGGTGGAGACGCCTGTCATCGGGCATTACCAGTCCATGACCGTGACCCTCCACTGGCGCGTCATCGAGGGCGATATCTCGGGCCTGTCTTCCCCCAAGTCCCACAACCTCGAAATCCGCGGCTCCCAGCAGAGGTACGACGCCTCCACGGGAACTTACTCCACCCAGCCGGTGAAGATGGTCATCCGCGGAACTCCGAAGAGCATCTCGCTCGGCTCCTTTGAGCCCGGTTCTTCCACGGACACCACCACGGAACTGGAAATCACCTACCTCAAGATTACCGTTGGCGGAGACGATTTCTGCGAGATCGACAAATACAATTATATCGCTTCTTTCGGCGGGAAGGATACGCTGGACAGCGTGCGTAACGACCTCGGCATCGCCTAGTGGAGGAGAAAATGAAATTTACGTTCGACAAACCTTTCGAATTTGAAGGCAAAAAATATGAATCCATAGATATGAAGCTGGAGACCATGAATGGGGCCGACTTCGTGAAGGTCAAGAAGGGCTGGGCGAAGGAGGGCAACTTCGCGGCCGTCCCGGCTGCCGACTGCGAATTCTGTATGCGGTTTGCCGCCCTGGCTGCGAAGCTTCCCCTTGAGTTCTTCGAGGCACTCCCCGTGCATGAATACAACAAGCTCTATACGACGGTATTCAATTTTTTAATGGCTTAGGCCTCTCTGTCACAGAACCGTGCCGGCAGCTCATGAGCGTCGCTCTTGCGCTTGCCGACGCGGGGACAGGGGCCTCATGTCTCGACTGGATGAGTGTGCCGCTGGAGGACCTCAGCGTCTGGGTTGAGTCAGTAGCTGACCGCCAGAAAGAACTGGAGCGCAGGGAGAAAAGAAAAAATGGCAGGTAAGGTATACGAGATAGCGTTCCGGCTGGCCGGCCGGCTCGCGTCGTCATTCTCCGGCTCTTTCCGTCAGGCGAATTCCGCAATGGCAGGCCTCGCCCGTGGCCAGAAACAGCTGGCGTCTTCCACGCAGCAGGCGACTGCCGCACAGAACCGTCAGACAGAGGCGACGACCAAAGCCACGGCGGCTATGGCGAAGCATGCTACCGCTCTGGCCCGCGTCCAGTCCTTTCGCAAAAAAATGTCCGCCGCGGCTGTCCCTGCCGCCGCGCTGACGGCAGGACTCGGCGCCGGGGCCATGGCCATCATAAAGAAAGGTGCGGACTATCAGCAGCAGATCACTCAGGCTGGCGCTATCGCCGGCGCGAACCAGCAGGAGATGGCCGCTCTGGATAAGACGGCCCAGCATCTCGGTGCGACGACGGAGTGGACAGCTGCCCAGGTGGCCTCAGGCATGACCAATCTCGCCATGGCCGGCCTGAAGGCGAATCAGATTATCGCCGCCATGCCCCAGCAGCTGTCTCTGGCCACGGCCGCGCAGACTGACCTCGCCTCCACCACGGACATAGCCGTGACGGCCATGACAGGCTTCGGACTCAAGGCCTCCGACATGGGCCGCATTGCCGACGTGCTCTCCGTCGGCTTCACCAACAGCGCGACCAACCTGACCCAGCTCGGCGACGCCATGAAGTACGTGGCGCCCGTGGCCGGCAAAGTCGGGCTCTCTATCGAGCAGACCACGGCCGCTCTGGGCGTTCTGGCCAACGCCGGCCGCAAAGGGTCGCAGGGTGGTACAGATCTCCAACGTGTTATTTCCCGCCTGCTCTCAAATAACAAAAATGTGAATGACGCTCTGTCCAAACTCGGAGTTAAGGTCCACGACGCAAAGGGCGAGCTGAAGGACCTGCCCACACTTTTCCGAGAAATCAACGACAGCATGACAAAACACGGCCTCTCCGACGCAGACCGTGCCACAGGAATGTCCATCCTTTTCGGCGAGGAAGGCCTTGCCGGCGGCCTCACTCTCATGAAGGCGGCCGCGGATCACTCCTGGGACGCCATGGTGGTCAAAGAGAATCAGGCCGCGGGAGCCGCAGACAGCATCGCAAATAAGATGAAAGATACCGTCAGAGGCGACATTCTTGCGCTGTCTTCAGCATGGGACGGCGCCATGCAGGGGATTTTCAACTCTTCGGATAAAAATCTCCGCGGCGTCATCCAGAGCATCACCGGCGTCATCACATCCATCGGCGACTGGATCGTCAAAAACCCCGAGCTCACGAAGATGATTGTGCAGTTTACAGCCGCTCTTGGCGGCGTTGCCTTGGCTATCGGTGCCATTAACGCGGCCATGGCCCTGAATCCCGTCGTGCTCATTGTGGGGACAATCGGCGCTCTGGTGGCCGCTCTGGCCGTAGCCATCGCAAACTGGGACTATTTCAAGGCCGCCGTGCTCGATGCGTGGAACAGCTTCGCCGCGGCTGTCTCCGGAGCCTGGAACACCGCCGTCGCTCTTGTCAGCAGCATCGGAAGCTCCATCTCTCAGGCCTTCCAGGCGATGTGGGCTAACCTGACACAGGCGGCGTCGTCCGCCTGGGATGCCATTATAGCCCTGGCATCGGCGAAGGGCGCAGAGCTCCTTGCGTCCATCACTGAGGCTTTCACGTCTGTCGTGCAGACGATCCAGAATCTCTGGGGCGGCGTCAAGGCGTTCTTCTCCGATCTCTGGAACTCGATTGCAGCAGGCTTCACCGGCATGGTGAACGGCATCATCTCCGGCATCAACAGGATCGTCGCCGGTCTCAACTCTCTCTGCTCCTTTAAAGTGCCTGACTGGGTGCCGGGCATCGGGGGGAAAGGCTTCCAGGCGAAGATACCCGAGGTTCCGAAGATGGCCACAGGCGGTGTCGTGACGGATCCGACGCTGGCTCTCCTGGGCGAAGGCGCCAGCCCCGAAGCCGTCGTGCCCTTGGACAGACTCTCCTCTTTTCTTGGAAGCTCGTCTGGCGGTGTGGGCGGCATCACCATCTCCTTTTCTCCCGTCATCAATTTGTCTGGCGGGAGTACGGCTGCGGATCCGTACGCTGAGGTGCGCAGGGGGCTTTCCGCCGGCGCCGACGACCTCAAGAAGCAGCTGGAGCGCGTCCTGGCTGACCAGAGACGGCTCTCCTACGCTTAGGAGGTGCCCTATGGCGACAACCACCACGAAGCATGGTGAGACCTGGGATATGATCTCTAAGCGGATGTACGGAGATGAGCACTGGGTGCACCGGCTCATCGACGCCAACTGGCTCCTGCGGGACACGCGCATCTTCTCCGCCGGCGTGAAGCTCGTCGTTCCTGACCTGCCGGAAGATGCCGTCGTGGCGTCTACACTTCCTCCGTGGAAGAGGAGCTAGGTATGGCCGGCATACGCACCACGAAGCTCAGGGTGACCATCGCAGAGAAGGACGCCACTGAGCAGGTCGAGAAGGACCTCCTCAGCTTCTCCTATACCGACAAGGAGACGGACGAAGCCGAGGAAGTGTCCATTACCCTGAAAGATGAGAAGGGCAAATGGCGCACGTCATGGGCACCTGACCCCAACGCCAGACTGACTGCGTCAATCACGTCTCTCCTTGACGGCGTCGTCATCGGCGAGCTTCCCTGCGGCCAGTTCCACGTCGACTCCAGGCGCGTGGCCGGCGCTCCAGGCGTCTATGAGCTGCGGGCGACGTCCATTCCTCCCGGGAGTCCAATCCGGCGCAAGGTGAAGGAAAGGACCTTCAAGCAGCAGACCGTGAGGCAGATTGCCCAGACGATAGCCTCTGACAACTCGCTCACGCTCTACTGGGACTGCGCCGATGACGTGGGCTCCGAACCCCGGGAACAGGTTGACCAGAAGCGGGAATCCGACCTGGTCTTCCTGCAGAAACTCTGCAAAGAGGAGGGCGCCAACATCAAGCTTTCTGACAGCAAGCTGATCATCTTCGATCAGAAAAGCTATGAGAAGAAGTCTCCCGTGGCGACAATCATCCTCGGGGCGTCCAACGTGCTCAGCTGGGAGTTCTCCCAGGAAATGCACGACGCGTACAAGAGCGTGACGGTCACCTACCGCGACCCGGCCAAGAAGGTGAAGGGAAGCGCCGCGCAGAAGACAAAAAAGAAGTCTTCCTCATCGTCCTCTGGCTCAGGATCCTTCTGGAGTTAGCTATGGCATATACATCGTTCTGGGCCAAGCAGTCTGACGGGGGGAAGAAGAAATCCACCCAGAAGAAGACGAAGGCCAAGTCCGGCAAGCAGCAGGCCAAAGAGAACCCGGCAGTTCTCTCATACACCTATGTGGACCCGGAGGCCCCGGAAGACGCCCAGGAGTTCGAGCTCAAGAAGCGCGTGAAGTCCCAGGCGGAAGCGGAACGCCTCGCCAAAGCGAAGCTCCGCGAGCTCAACGCCAAAATCATGACCGGGCAGGTCACCATCGTCGGAGATCCCTCCATAGCGGCCGGCGTGGTCATAGCGGTAAAGGGCTTCGGCTCGTTTGACGGAAATTTCATCGTGGAAGAGGCCCGGCACAGCGTCTCCTCTTCCGGCTACACGACGGAGCTTCGGCTCCGCAGGGTTAACGCGGAGTATTAGGCATGCGGCTCGATTTTAGACAGGACGACAACAGCGAGAATGCCCTTTCCATGGTCATCAGGGTGGGCGAAGTGACCAGCGTGGACGCTGCTGCGCATAAGGCGGCAGTGACCTTCGACGATGACGACGGACAGACGTCAGGCATGCTCCCGGTCATCATCCCGAACACCCTGGAGAATCGCGACCACTGTCTTCCGGACATCGGCGAGGACGTCCTCTGTATCTTCCTGCCGACGGGGACGGAAGAGGGGTTCATTATCGGGAGCTTTTACGCCGGTAACGTCAGTACTCCCGAGCCCTCTCCTGATGTCCGCGCCGTAACTTTCAAGGATGAGACTCGTCTCGCTTACGACCGGAGCGGCCATAAGCTGAGTGCTGACGTCAGGGGCGACGTGACCGTCACGGCCACTGGTAAGATCGAGATGAAGTCTGACGCCCAGATAACGCTCACCGCCCCGCAGATCGTCTTCAATGGGCCAATCAACACCTACTCGCAGGATGGCGGATCGGGCGTAATGAACGTCACCGGCACACTGCACGCCACCGGCGACGTGACTGCTTCTGGCATCTCACTCAACTCGCACGTGCATGACGGCGTGCAGTCTGGCGGCAGTACCACGGGAGGACCTAAATAATGGGCGTCCTCGGCACACTCGGCGCGATCCCGTTCATCTGCTCCGACGGAATTGTGAACACGTTCAATAAATTTTCTTCGTCGTATGGAGAATCGTACGCCGAGCACAAGGTGATCGGCGGGACTCCGGCCCTGGAGTGGACAGGATCCAACACACGGGAGTTTTCCCTCGACATGCGCCTCGATTCCTCCCTGGGTACGGTCCCCTCTGCCGTCATCAAGGCCCTGCAGCTGCTCATGAAGGCCCACAAGCCCATCCCGCTCCTCATCGGCCCGTCCTACTACGGTACCGTAGTCATCGAGTCGCTGGAGGTCGATGACCAGTACTGGACCGGCCTCGGCGTCACTCAGGTATGCACCGTAACCGTAAAGCTCAAAGGGGTGACAGATGGCTTCTTCTAGCACCTACCTGGTCTCTCCGTCGGCGGCCATCAACTTCTGCCCGGAAACGGTAGCGGAGGAAGTCGTGCAGAACGTGCGCACCATTGTTGCCACCATGGTTGGCACAGTCCCTCTCGACCGCGATTTCGGCTTTTCCTGGGAGGCCGTCGACAGGCCCCTTCCCGTGGCGCAGATGCTGGTGAAGTCCGCCGTATATGAGGCCGTGCAGAAGTACGAGCCCCGGGCCGTCATCGAAGACATTACGTGGAAGGACGAAGGAACAGCGGACACAATGGACGGCCTGCTGCATCCCACGTTGACCATCTCACTGGCTGATGGCGTGGACGGCGATGCCCCGACCGTGACCGAGCAGGAGGACACCATCATAGATGCCGACGCCACCACGGCCGGCGGCATGGAGCTCACCTGGGAGGCCGTGCAGCAGATGGTGCAGGAGGCCGTCGCTTCCGCCCTCGCGGCTCAGGACGCCGGAGCGCAGGCTTCCGTCACCGCGGGCGAAATCAACGCCGCGCTCATTAAGCTCCGCGCGCGCATCGATAATATATATAAGAGCACCACCGCTACGCTGGACGACGTTCCGGCAGACACTTCCAAGGGCGGCCTTGTGGTGCTGAGGAAGGACGAATAATGGCCGGCGTAAAAGAAGCAATCAAGGCAATGGCAGACGCGGCCGTCGCAGTCGCGGAAGCGCAGGAAGTGCTCGGCGCGCTCTACGAGGTGCGCGACCGGCTGGATGCGCAGAAGGCCCGCGTGGACCACCTCTATGACTCGACCGTCACCTCGCTGGACAGCCTCAGTCCCGGCGTGGTGGAGGCCATACTGCTCGATACATCCGAGGAGGACTCCTGATGGCAGAGACATTTCCGCGCTTCGGCTTGAGCGCCGTCCAGTTTATGACGACCAACGCCGACGAGGTGGAGTCCGGCATCATCTCCAGATATGAGAAGGCGTCCGGACGCACACTTGCGAGCGGCGACCCCGTGAGGCTTTTTCTCCTGACCATCGCCGCCGAAATCTGCGCCCTGCGTGCCGAGGTCAACATCTCCGCCCAGAATAACCTCCTCTCCTACGCCAGAGGAGAGTACCTGGACGCGCTCGGCACATACTTCGGCGTCACCAGGCTTGCCGCGACGGCAGCCGTCTGCACGGTGCGTTTCACGCTGTCAGCCACACTGGAGCAGCCGGTTACTATCCCTGCCGGAACTGGGGTCACGAACGGCACATATACCTTTACGACAGATAAGGAAGCCATCATCGCCGCTGGCGATATGTACGCCGACGCGTCCGTCACATGCACAGAGACGGGGACTGCCGCTAATGGCCTTCTTGCCGGGCAGATATCCACGATGGTGGAGCCTATCCCCTACATCGCCGAAGTGGCGAACACGGACACGACTGCAGACGGCTCCAATGAGGAAGACGATGCCTCGCTCGCGGCCCGCATTCGCCTCGCCCCGAACTCTTTCTCGGTGGCAGGCCCTGCGCGCGCCTACGAATTTCACGCCTATTCCGCTTCGCCGAACATTATCGACGTGTCCGTTGACTCGCCGACACCCGGTGTTGTCAATGTGTACCTGCTCGCGAAGAGCGGGTCGATGCCGTCTGATGAGCTGCTGGCCCAGGTCCAGGAGTATCTTTCCGGGGATTCCATCCGGCCGCTGACAGATGAGGTGCATGTCCTCGCTCCGGAAGCTGTCCATTACTCGATCGTCGCCGACTACTATATCGCCGCTAACGACCGCTCCACCGCATCTGTCATACGGACCGCAGTCACCACGGCGGTGGAAGAGTTCCGCCAGTGGCAGAGTCTCCACATTGGGCGGGATATCAACCCCAACCAGCTTGTAAAGTACATCATCGCCGCGGGTGCCAGGAAAGTGGATCTGACAACGCTGGCCCCAGCCGCGGCCAAAGAGCTGACAGCTTCACAGGTTGCGGTCTGTGACAGCGTCACGCTGACATATAGGGGTTTATGCAATGAGTAAAAGATTCGAGACGCTGGCTGACATCATCCCCGAGTCCATCGGTCGTGACACGCAGGTCAGGCACTGCATAAGGTCAATTGACCCGTACCTGCACGCCATAGCGGAAGGGAAAGATTTGCCGGCTATATACAAGCGGCTAGGGGAGCTCTCTTCTGGTCAGATGGACCACATGGCTGCGCAGATGGACGTCGACGTCTGGCGTACGGAATGGGACGTCGACAGAAAGAGGTCTATGCTTATCGCGTCCTACGACGTGAAGCGACATGCAGGCACGGTGCAGGCAGTGCGTGACGTCCTGGCATCCATGGGCGTAGCCCTGCAGCTGACGGAATGGTGGCAGAAGGATCCCAAAGGGACACCGCACACTTTTACCATCACGGCTGTCGCGTCCGGCTCTTCCGGGAATGGCGAGCTGACGGCCGAAGAGCAGCAGGATCTTATCCTCGGCATCGACAGAGCGAAGCCGGTGAGGTCGCACTATGAGCTCGTCATCCAGACTACCCACAAGGGTGGGATGATTGCTTCGGCGAACGTTAGGCACACGATTTACGCAAGAGTATCCAATCTATAGAGGTAAAAATGGCTAATCTACTCGTAACAGACGCAGGCCTTGACGCTATCGTGGCTGCTGAGCGCTCCGGTACGGATACCGTGAATGTTGTGGCCGTGGCGCTCGGCACAGGGCAATACACCCCATCAAAAGGGCAGACCAAACTGCAGGCCGAAGTGACCAGGCTGACCGCCATCACTGGCGGCGCGGTATCTCCGAACGTAATCCACGTAGAGGCCAGGGACACATCCACGGACGCCTACTCGGCGTATGAGCTTGGTGTCATCACGGACGATGGCACGCTTCTGGCTGTCACGTCCGGGACTCAACCCATCTTCGAGAAGGCGGCTGCGTCGCAGGCCCTCCTGGCTGTGGACATAGTCCTGTCCGACGGCTCGTCCTCCGTCTTTACTTTCCCCTCGGCATCCTTCGAGGTGCCTCCGGCCACGACGACCATTCAGGGCGTTGTTGAGCTCGCCACTAAGGAAGAAGGTCTTCTGGGCAAGGATGACGTGCGATGCATGACCCCTGCCGACGTGAAGGCAGTCTCTGACACATGCGTGCACATCGAGGGGGCCGAGACTGTGTCTGGCGCCAAAACTTTTCAGGCTTTCCCTCTTATCCCGACGGCTCCCGCAGGTGATGCCAGTCAGAAGGCCGCGAATACCGCCTGGATCAAGAGGGAGATCGTCGACCTGGTCTATCCGGTGGGCTCCATCTACACCTCTGTTGCCAGCACGAACCCCAAAGTCCTCTTCGGGGGGACGTGGGAGGCGATCCCCGGCCGCTTCCTGCTCGCGGCGTCGTCAGACTATACGGCCGGCTCGACCGGCGGTGAAGCTGAGCATACGTGCACTGCGGACGAGTTGCCTGAGCACACTCACGCCATGAGTATCACGAGTGACGGTGCTCATGTGCACTCCGCCACGACGAGCCGGAACGGCGACCATACGCATACCCGGGGCTCGATGAACATCACCGGGGCTTTCTGGGGCTATGACGTGCAGGACTCGTACGGCGCAAACGGTGCGTTTTTCGTCTCCAGCTGGGGCAATTTCAACGACTCCGGAGGTACATATCAGTCCGGATTCGGCCGGAATATGTCTTTCGATGCTGCACGCACGTGGGGAGGCAACACCTCCGTCTCTGGCGGTCACAAACACACTCTGACCACGGCAAGCAGCGGAAAACATACACACACAGTGACAGCGGCATCTGCCGGCGGCGGGAAGCCACATAACAACATGCCTCCGTACCTGGCTGTATATATGTGGAAGCGCACGGCATAGGAGTCGGTCATGCACATCACAGACTGGAGCATCACGCCTGACAGCAACGCGAGCGTGAACGGCCTCAATATATCTCAGGGAGCTCCCGCCCGGAATGTGGGCGGAGCCCTTCGGGCCATTATGGCAGGCGTCAAAGCTACGGCAGACGAGAGCGGAGAGGCCGAGCAGTTCTTCGAGGACCATCCCTCATATCTGGTCTCCGGAAAAGGCGGGTATCTGGCAAACATCTCTCCGGCTGCTTCCGACTGGAGCGACTACATCGCCGCTCTGGCGAAGGACTATGCCTCTGCTGATAGGGGGGCTCTCCGCATCCCGTATACGGCCACGAGGATGTGCCATGTACTGACGTTTACGTCGGGCACAGAGGTGACGGTGTACATCCCTTCCCAGCGCCTGATCCGTACGTACACATACAGTACGGGGGAGTGGACTGATACCGGGGCGGAGACGGTGCCCGAAGCTCTGCGCAGGCTGTCCCTGGTCGAAACCACGTTTGCGCCGCTTGCCAGTCCGGCGCTCACAGGGGTACCAACGGCCCCAACGGCCGCCCCTGAGACAAACACAACGCAGATTGCCACGACGGCTTTCGTTCAGGCCAGCGAAGTCAAAGTTATGGCTTCGGTCAAAAATAATGATGCTTTAGTAGTACATCTCACTGGCGATGAGACAATTTCCGGCACCAAGACTTTTATACAGACTATCGCGGGCACTGCTGCTGCGGCAGAGAAGCTGGCCACGGCCCGCACCATCACGCTTTCGGGGGCCGCCTCCGGCTCGGTAGCTTTCGACGGATCAGCTGATGCAACGCTGGAAGTGAGCATAGGAGGGAACCAGGGCGCTGTCATCGGTGAGATCCGCTGGTTCGCTATGTCCACACCTCCGGAAGGGTGGCTGGTATGCAATGGCGCTATGGTTCTCAAATCCGATTACCCCGCTCTCTATAACGCGATTGGGAACACTTTTTTTCCGAAAGACTATCCGGAGGAACCGGGCGTGTTCCTTTTGCCAGACCTGATGGGCAAGGTCCCGTGGGGATCTACGTCTGTAGGTACAGTTCTTGACGCCGGGTTGCCGAACATCACGGGTCACTTCGGTATGCGTCCTGTAGATGGCGGGATGAATGTTACGTGGGAAACGAACAACGGAGCTATTGAAGTTGCTACGGTAACTAGTGACAGTAGTAGTAAATGTATTGCTAAAGGTTCTTCCCAAGCCTCTCGTATGACTGCGAGTATCGACGCTTCCCGTTCCTCCTCTGTATACGGAAACAGTACAACAGTACAGCCGCCCGCCCTCTGCCTTCTTCCCTGCATCCGCTACGAATAGGAGGTGTATATGCAGGCATACATGTATTCACCCACTACGCATGAGTTCCTTGAACCGGTACCATGTTTCCCAGACCCTGTAAGGTCACGACTGGAAGGGCGTGAGGTGTACCTTCTCCCCGCTAACGCCACATTCACGGCTCCTCCGGCAAAACGCACTGGCTACACTGCTGTCTGGAACGGGGCCGGATGGACTGAAACAGAAGACCACCGGGGAGTACAGTACTGGCCAAAAGGGGCACCGTACAACAGCTCGCCCTTGGAGATAAAGGAATTGGGGCCGCTTCCTGACGGCGCATCGCTGACGCGCCCGGAACAGACAGCAGAAGAAAAGGCCGCGGAAGAAGAACGGCGTAAACAGGCAGAGGCTGAGGCAGCCCGAGTGCCCGACCTTGAAGCCGCTGTGGCTGAACTGGGCATGACTTCTGCTTCCGACAAAGAAGAATCGGACGCGGCCGCCCTCGACCTTGCCGCCTATGCGGCTGAGCTGGAACAGAGAATTGCGAAACTGGAGGCGAAAAATGGCTAAGATTTACTACAGGATGATTAAAACGGGCCGTATGACAATTGACGAGGTCCCCACCCGCTGGAGAGCGGCCGTGCAGGCCCTTCTTGACGCGGACGAGTAACCCCAAAGAAAAAGCCCCGAAAGGAGCTATCTTTCGGGGCCCATGCGGCGGCTGATCCGGCTGCACCTTCGTTTGGTGCAGGATAATTGTTAACTAACTGAATTTATTGGGGTTGCTTTCTCCGGGGGGAAGAGAAAAAGTTTGCTTAGTTTTCCTGATATTCCAACATGTTACGGGAAATCTCCGCACCATCCTGCACCATCAGCAGGGACAGGTCGGGAATCTTCCCGGCTGCCCGCTCCTGAGCTCCTTTAACGGCATGAGTATAAAATTCAGCCGTTGTAGCGACGGACGCATGTCCGAGCTGTGCGGCGACTGCCGCGGGATCCGCTCCGGCTTCCAGCATGAGCGACGCAGCCATATGCCTTACCGTATAGAGCGGGAAGGATCTCCCCAGTGTGCGCCTGGCCGTCTTCTCCCACAGGGCGGTGCTCCAGCAGAAAGGCCCGCCGTGCAGGTTCGGGCAGACGTAGCCCTCCGGAACTTTTCCCTCCGCTTTCTGGCGGGCCTCGTCCGTCCACCAATCCGGCGTGATGACGTCCTTCCACCGGCTGACCTTAGGCATCCACACGTGCGCCCGCCCATGGATGAGGTCGACGTCACGCCAGCAGAGGCCGGCCGCCTCTTTTCCCGGTCTGAGGCATAAAGCCAGACAGGTGCGGATGAACCACTGGAGCGCGGGATTACAGGCATCATAAACTTTCATGAAGTCACCGAAACTACCGCAATTGTGGCCATGAGGTCCCTCCGGCAGAGGGCGGTACTTCTCCCAGGGAACAGCTTGAAGGAAGTCTTCCGATGCGCACCACCTCCATGCCGCGATGAGCTTCGACGTGTGGCAGTTTATGCTGCAAGGCGAGAGCTTGTACTCGCCCTGCAGGGTGGAGCGAAAGGTCATAAGGTCTCTGCGGTCAAGGCTGTCCACATACCTCGTCGCAAGCACCTCCGGCATGCGGGACAGGATAAGAGCGTAGTACTGCACACCTTTCCGGCAGTGCCTGGTATTCTTCAGGAATAACAGGATTGACTCCGTCACGGTCAATCGGGTATTTTCTGGTTCATCATATTGAATGCTCCTTTCAAAACCTTCTGCGTCTTCCCGGGCCCGGAAGGTTTTTTGTTTCCATTTTGACCCGTCTTTGTATTTAACGATATAGCGGCCATCGCTACGCTGAGAGATGCTCATGCAGTCCTCCACTGCGGATGAGGGCCGCCGCACTCTCTGCTGATATCGTCTTTCGGCGGACAGGTCTACGGGTGGAGGTTACCTCGAGGAGCTCATCTTGACGGGCCTCGAGGGCGGCGATCTCCTTCCTCTTCTGAAGGATTTCCAGGCGGATTTTTCGCAGGGCGGTGAGGGTGCTCACTTCTTCCATATGCCCTCCAGTGCGGGGTTCTTCCGCGGTGAGGCGTGGCAGTGCCAGATACGTGCCGCCTCCTCGGCCTCTGCCTGATGGTGGAGGTAGAGCCTGTCCGAGGTGAGGCCGATGATATGCTTCACCTTCAGCCAGAGCTCCGGCCTCTTCTTCCATGACCCTCCGTAGTAGAGGGCGTCGGCGAACGCCTCATCCCCCAGGAACCACATCACCAGCCACGCCGAGTAGGCCTCGTCCCTAGTACTGCGGTGCGTGGCGTCATAGTCATCTATGGCGTCGGCGGCCGCCTCACATGCCGTCTGAAGGCTACGCTTTTCTCCGGCGCTGAAGCGGGATACCTCCAGCAGGCTCTGAAGCTCTGTGAGGATCTTCTGGGCCTCTATGAGGCGCGCGGGCTTCTTCCTCCAGTCGGGGAATTTCTCCAGAGCGACGAGCGGAAAGCTCACGCCTATGCAACAGTCGCGGTGCGAGTAAGAGTTGGTGGGGTAGAGCATCAGAAGGCCTCCTTCATCCACTGCATCATCTTGTCCGTCGTCCTCTCCCAGCTGCCGCTGTCGAGGCGCAGGTCGAGGAACTGGCGGTAGAGGCTGTCCAGGAGGGTAACGGCGGTTTCGATGAGAAAGACCTTTTCCAGAAAGAGCGAATCCGGATCATCATCACGGTCGGACTTGTCAATCTTGGGTGTCTTCAGGCTGTTGAGAGAAAAGTCAGCGGCCTTCACGGAAACATCGGACACGAAGTCGTCCTTTGTGAGATGGATGAGGGCGCTGGTGACCTTCTTGCCGCGGCTGAGTCCGAGGCGGGCCTCTGTCAGAGGCGCACCTTCATAGAAGGACGTCATGGCTGTGGTCTCGCGGTCGAAGTCCACGTAACCGGTTACGGTCACGCGCTTCTCCATGGAAACCTGAAAAGGCTGGCCGTCGTCGGTGCGGAAAAGGGTAAAGGCGACATCGGACCTGAACCAGAGCCAGGTGAGGAAGTCTCGTCCCAGGCTTCCATCTAAGGACTCATCCACTTCGTCGGCGTCGTGGATAGCCTCTTCGGCCTCTTTGCCGAGCATGGACAGAGCCAGCGCGGAGGGCGTCAGCTGCTCAATGTGCAGCTTGAACGTGGCCAGGAAGCGCTGGACGAAAAGCTCGAGCACCTTCGTCTGCGTGGAAGCGAACCAGATTTCGTTGTTGGCCGTGTTCCAGATGACGTTGAACTCGCCGGGAACGGGCAGAAAGCGTTTGCGCAGGGCCATCTGAACCTGTTCCTTCAGTTCCTTGCGGCGCTCGCGGGAAATGAACTTCCTGCCGTTTTTCTCGTTTTCCGCCTTTTCCCGCTTCAGCGCGAGAACGAGGTGCTTGCGGACAACGCCCGCGGGAATGCGGCGGGTGTCCAGGCGCAGCGAAAAGGCCAGATAGGCGCCTTTCTGCGGCGGGCCGGCCTGCCACGTGGTGTCCAAGTAGTCGTCGAAGCTGACCCAGCCGTCGGCCTGTGATTCGGCCGTCTCGTCGATATCGAGGAAGGCGCCATTTTTTAGCAGCTGGGGGATTTCAGCCCAGAGCCCGTCCGGCACGGGATCAATGACGCGGAATCGCGTAAAGCTGCATGTGGAGGCGAGGAATCCCATGATCTACTCCTTATAGCTGGCGGGGCGCTGAGGCCCCGCCGTGTCATCCATCTAGTCCCACTGGGGGCACCCCTGTCTGTGGGGGCAGTTCGGGCAGTCTGCTACGTCGTCGACCATCTTGCCCGAGTTCGGGCAGCGTATCTTCTCGCCGGGAGCAGGGGTCGCCTGAGGCTTGGGCTGAGGAACTTCAGCCGGGGCCGAGTCAGGCTCAAAGGGAGGCTCCTTGGGCTGGGCTGATTCCTGTTCGGGCTTAGCTTCGATAGGCTCAGGCTCTGCAGTGGCCGTATGCACGCCGGAAAGCATGGCATTGAGGGCATCAAGCGAGGGCTGAGACGTTACAGCCAGGCCTTCAGCTGCGGCCGCAACGGCCTCGACATGCTCAGGCGTCTGCTCTTCGGCGGCAAAGGCTTCGTCCATTCGGGTGCTCGGAAGCCAGGACGCAAGGCGTTTGATTGCGGTCTTGATGGCCATGGCCTGGAAGTGCTCGACCCATGCCTGAGACCGCGCGGACGCCTTGGCTCTGGCCTCGAGGATATCCTTGCGGGTGATGACTCTCATCACCGGCTCCCCGCCCTTGAGTGTGACACAGGCATAGGCAGCCACAATATCCTCGGCCTTGCCAGTGCGGGCGCTGTCGTTGAGCAGGTCTATCTCGTGATGGATCTCGGGATGCACGCCGGAGGTGTATGAGAAGAGGCCCTGCTCGACTTCGCCTCTGTAGACGACGTCCGCGTTGAAGCTGGACACGGCTCCGGACCTGTACATGAGCTGGAGGAGGCCGCGGTACCCAACTTGAAACTGGCATTCCTTGCCGTAGGGGATGAGGTAGGCGAGGCCGGACGGGGTATTAGGCTCAAGGTCCAGCTGGGCGCACGTCATCATAGCGCCGAGCACGCTCTCAGTCGTGCAGTACTGGAGCTTGGGATTCTGCCTGATGACGGTCAGGCAGATACGGGTGAACCTTTCGGCTCTGCGCTGCCTCTCCTGAGGAGTGGAACCGCCGATGGCCAGAGCGAACTGGCTGCGCTGCTGGTTAATGAGATTGGGTAAAGATGTAGTGCCCATGTTATATCCTCTTGTTTGTTGATTGCCTGTAAGCCCACTCGGGGAGGTCGAGAGAGATGACTTTGTCTGTGTACTGCGGCCAGACGCCTGATGCCTGGCACTGTGCGCAAAGCTCTACTGCTCTCTGGCACTCGTCCCAGCCGAGGTGGATGGCTTCGTCCTCGAGGACTACAGGAGTCACGAGATAGGGGGCGGCCTTCTCGACAAAGATGAAGATGAAGGCTGAGATATCGAATCCGGCTCTGGCCAGAGCGTGCGTGTACCATGCGGCCTGCCGGTGATAGCCAAAGGAGTAGACCTTGCGCCCGAGCTCAGCCGGATCCGCCGACTGCGCCGACTTAAGGTCAATAGCGATGACATGACCGTCAGGGAGGTGAATCAGGCCGTCAACTCTGGCTTTGCAGTCCACCTCAAGGCCCCCGGAGGAGAGCTCCGTCCAGTAGATGGACGTTTCAGCCTGGAGCTTGCCGGAGGTGAACAGGC